ACCCCACATACTTGGGTTGGCAGGTCGATTGGCCTGTGTTTATCAAGATGCCACTAATGGCAGACAATACGAATTGGAAACGTGGAGATCATTTTAACTGGGCTGAACGAGGGCTAGATCAAGACAAGATCGCCACTCTTTATGCCGCAGGTTATATCCACCACAACAAAGAACTTGAGGTTCAGAACAAAGTTGGAGATCGACTGTCTGAACTAGCTGGTAAAGACTTAGAGACCTTAGTTAACTTACTTAATGTCGAGGTAAATAAACGTACCTCCAGTAAGACAGAGTTTGAAGCTAAGAAGTGCAAGAAGTCCAAGATTGACGACAAACAACGTGGTTTAATTCGTCGCTTCCTTAATGTTAATCGGTGGATTACAGAGGACTTCTACGACATACGAGATAAAGTTCTCGCTGACTAATAACAACGGAGACGACTTACATGGCATGGTCTTACGATCCTACAGACTTGGACACCACCACGGCCTCTGGTCGTCTCAACACAGTTAGGCTGTTGGTTGGAGATACGGAAACTCTCGACCAACAAGCTCAGAACGAAGAGATTTTATTCTCGCTAGGCCAGAATGGAAATAACGTGTACTACGCTGGGGCGTGGGTTGCTCGTGTTATTGCCTCTAAGTATTCCCGACAGGTAACGACACAACTGAGTGGTGCCTTAAGTGCTGACTACTCCGACTTAGCTAAACAGTATATGGCACTTGCTGATAACCTAGAGTACCAAGGTAAGACCGCAGGTGCTTCGGTGGGTGTCCTAGCCGGGGGCATCACCAAGAGTACCGTTGAAGCTGTACGGAGAAACACTAACCGTATTGAAGGTTCCTTCCGTAGAGATAGATTTAAGAACCCACCAAGCTACCAAACACCTGAATACGAATAAGGAGTAAGATATGTCATTTCGCTCCTTTGACTTGCTTAACTTAGTTAGAGACTTTGGGGAAACCCTTACTCTACGCAAGGTTACTTCCGCTGGTACATACAACCCAGCTACAGGTACTGTAGAGAGTTCTACCACCACTGACTATAGTGTTCAAGGATACCTTTACAATTATAACGTAGGTGTTGCAGCAGGTAATGATGAGGTTGTTCGTGGTACTCGTAAGTGTGTTATCTCAGCCTTAGACTTAGATGCTGTCCCTGACTTTGATGACCTTATCGTTGGCAGTGGTGACGCAGTTAAGATCACTTCTGTTATGTCGTTATTTTCCGCTGGTACTGCCATAGGTTATGTTTGTACCGTAGAGGAGTAGGTTATGTCAAAGCAAAGTACCATTAAGATAAACAAGAGCTATAGTGACAAAATATTATTGCTTGGTCAGAACCTAGAAGATAGGGTAAAGGATAAACTATTCTCAATAGCAGACACGGCGATATCTTTATCCCCAGTTGACACAGGTGCCTATGTAGAATCTTTTTCTATGCTGCCTGTAAATAAAGGAGGGGGTCGTTCAAAACGATCTGAAGTTCGTACTCCCAGTGTCTATAAAGGTACTGCAAGTAGACAACAGTTTACAGAAACAGCTAGAAACAATCTTTACGGGGATATAGAGAAGTATGGTATATCTGAAGATGATAAAGTTGTTCTAAGGAACCGCTCACCACACGCTCAAGATGTAGAGGAAAGTGGCCCATCTTGGAGAAAACCCGGTTATAAAGTTTTCGCACAGATAAGGAACATCTATGGCTAGTCTTCACAATGATATTCGGGCTGCACTAGAGAGCCACTTATCCGTAACATCAGACCTCCCATCTATAGCCTACGAGAACGTAGCATTTGAGCCTACAACAGGCACTAGCTTCCTTAAGGTACAATACCTCCCGACAGTCACTAGACCCGCTGTAAGGGGCTTAAATCCACAGTTGAGATACCAAGGTGTATTCTCTGTAACAGTCTTCGCCCCCGAAGGTCAAGGCCCAGCTACCGCAGACGACTACGCTAACAAAGTGATAGACGCCTTCGCAGCAACCACTGACATCTCGTTCACGAATGGTGATGCAGAAACAATCATAGTGTCTATTGATTACGCTGAACGTCAGCAAGGTATAATAGACAGCCCTTGGTACTTTGTTCCGATTAATATCGGCTGGTACATTTATAAATAACTTCCCACAGGAGAAATCAATATGGCCTTTGCACAGGGTTCACGCTCCAGCCTGTCGTTTATCGTAGAATCTACGTTTGGTACGACACCCGCTGGAAACTTTACTAACCTTCCATTCAGCACTCACTCTTTGAACCTAACTAAAGACCGTGTTGCTGGTACTGATATTCAAGCTGACCGTATGGCTCGTGTTGATCGTCATGGCAACCGTCAAGTAGGTGGTGACATTGTTGTCGATCTCCGTGATGGTGACTTCGATGGCTTCCTTGAATCAGCTATGCTTAACACTTGGGCAACTAACGTGCTTAAAGTTGGTACGACACCTAAGTTCTTCTCTATCGAAGATTACGCTGCTGACATTGACCAAGCTCGTGTGTTCACAGGCATGTCAGTTTCCACTATGGCTATCTCCCTTGCCCCTAACCAGATGGTAACTACAACCTTCGGTATGGTTGGTAAAGACATGACCATCAGTGCCACTGAAAAGACACAGGATGCTGCTTCTGGTGCTGCACCCTTCGATGCTTACTCAGGTGACATCTCCATCGGTAACGTAGGTGGTGCTGCTCCTGTAGCCATCGTGACAGCCCTTGACTTCACACTAAATAACTCATACGCACCTACCTTCGTCATTGGTGACGATAGCGCACCTTCTCTTGAGTATGGTCGTGCAGAAGTTGAGGGTACACTGACAGCTTACTTTGAAGATGCTGCACTTATCAACCGCTTCCTCAATGAGACTGAAACTGAGATTGAAGTGTCTGTAGACGACCCTACAGGTGGTAACTCATACACCTTCTCATTCCCACGAGTGAAAATTAACTCCGCTGATGTTGGTGTCGATGGCCCAACTAGCCGTATGGTCTCTATGTCTTTCGTAGCTCTCTATGATACGACAGAAGGTACTAACCTTAAGATCACACGCCCAGCGTAAAAGAATACCTAGCTAGGTAGTGGAGGCTCCTGAGTCGGGTCGGGGGTCTCCACATTAATCAAACCCGACATTAACCACCCGAAGGAAACCGACATGGACTTAAAAGACCTGACACCGAATTTAGATGATATTGTTGTTGATCTCAAGCATCCAGCAACAGGTGATGTACTAAAGAATGATGATGGCACGAATATGACAATCACTATTCTTGCGCCCCATTCTAAAGAGTATAAGAAAGCCCAACACGAACAAATCAGCAAGCGGCTTAAGAAAGCTCAGAAGAGTAAGTCTCAAGATGTTGACTACTCAGATATTGAGGAAGCTACGCTGGAGGTTCTAGCCAAGACAACTAAGGCTTGGGACATTACATACAACGGAGAGAAACCTAAGCTCACCGTTGCTAAAGCCAAAGACCTATACGAAGAAGTCTTCTGGATTAAGAGCCAGCTTGAGGAGGTAGTGACTGACTCTCTGGATTTTACGAAGGTCTGATCTGTGAGCTAATTGAGTGGGCTGAACATCAGTTTAAACTTAATAAGCCAGATCAGAATGGCACTACAGAACGAGAACATCTTGAACAAGTAGAGAGGCAGACTGGACGTAGAGTAGAAGCATTGGAACCCCCGACACCCTTCCCCATGCTAATATCCCACGTTTGGTCTGCCTTTATTGCTTTAAGCTCTAGCAGGGGGTCAGGCTTTAGTGGCCCAGCGCCTATTACCTTTGAGCAGATTAAAGCATGGAAAGAGCTTACAGAAACATCTATTGAGCCTTGGGAGATTGAGGCCATCAAGAGAATAGACCTAGAATACTTAAGGGTGGCAAATGGCTGACGATATTAGACTGGTAATTGGTGTTGAGCAAAGTGGTCTTCTTAAGGCCATTACCAACACTGAATCACTTGAGAAGAAGGTCAAGAAGTTATCTGATGCGTATGCTCGGGATGCCGTCAGCTATGGTCGTTATAATAAAGCTATAGGTAATCTAGCTACTGCCACAAAGAAGAGCAAGAAAGAACTCCTTGACTATGGCAAAGCGCTCAGGGCAGATGAGCAAGCTACCAAACAAGCTACTCTGGTAACTAAGCAGTTCGCTCAAGCTAGAAAAGATGCCATAGCAGAAGATCAAAGACGTACCGCAGCAGCTAAGAAAGCCACTCAAGTTGCTGCACAACAGTCTACTGAGGAGGAGCGCCTCAAGAATAAGTTTGTTCAAGGTTATACTGCTGCAAGCATATACTCTAAGGAGCTTAATGATCTAGGTATTGCCCGTAAGAGGGGTATCATTTCCATTGAGCAACAGAGGGTTGCCCTAGATCGTCTGAACAAAGAATACGCTGAAGGCTCCGGTCGTTTCGCTATGTATGCAAACGCTATGGGCAAAAGTGCAAACCGCGCTGGTGTTGCTATGCAACAGACTGGCTATCAAGTGGGTGACTTCTTGGTTCAGGTTCAGTCCGGCACTAACCCAATGGTTGCGTTTGGTCAACAGGCTACACAGTTGGTAGGTGTTCTGTATTTACTACCTCAAGCTACTCTTGCGGCCAAAGTGGGCTTCATAGGTCTTCAGATGTCTATGGGGGCCATAATTGCTGTCGTAAGTATTCTCGTTCCCCTTGCATCAGCTATCGGTGCGTATTTTCTTAGAGCCGGAGAAGATGCAAAAGAGGCTTCTGGTGATATAGATACCTATGCTAATGCTATAGACAACTTGAACAATAAATTAAAGGGTCTTTTGGAAACAAGGCTTTCCGAAACAACTCAGTTTGATGCTGATATTCTTGTAGCTAGTCAAAAGAGGCTACAGATTGCAAATAAAATAGCGGAAGTGCAGTTAGACAGTGCTGGATATACCGGCGATGCAAAAGTGTTTGCCGACAACCTTGTAAAAACCTTAGAAAAAGAACTTGCGATAGAGTCTGAAAAAATTGATCTTCTTGTGTCTAGGATAAGACAAGAAGAAGCCGCCGCTAAAGAGAGGGAAGCTGAGGCTGACTCACAGAAGTCTGCAAACAAAGAACTTCAGAGCCAACTTGATGGACTAGGTAAAAGGGCTAACGAATGGTCACGTTCAATGAGCAAGGGCTATAAAGAAGCTCAAGATGCCACTGCTGTCTTTAGGGAGCAGCAAAGGTTGCAAGAACAGGCTATAGGTCTACAAGACGTTGCACTTAGATATGGTGAGGACTCCAAGCAGTACCATGCAGAACAAAACAAGATTGAGCGGGAAAACCTAGCCCTTAAGCTAGAGCAAGCTGGTGTGGATGACTCTCACATACAGAGTTTGTTACTTGGTAATATGGCCCTTGAGGCAGGTCTGAGGCTACTAGAGGCACAGCGTGACGTTACCTACACTATGTTTGAGGGTAGCGCGGGTGCGATAGCTATGCGAAAGTATGGCAGCAGGGGTACCCCCACTGGTACAGGGGAACCGAGCACCAAACCAACAAAACCAACAAAAGAACCCGTTGTCAAAGAGTCAGACCTTCAGAAACTACAGAAACAACTCAAACTAGAGAGAGCACTCGTTGGTCAAACCGAAGCTAGACAAAGGGTTATACAAGCCCTTGGTGTTGAGTTCTCTAAGAAGAACCCTCAGACTGTCGCTAGTCTTGAGAAACAAATCCAGTTAACTAAAGAGTTGATCCAAGAGGAACAGCAACGCCAAGACCTCATTGACTTTGTCGCAGATAGCATGGGAGATTCTTTCATGTCTATGGTTGAAGGTACTAAGTCCGTTAAGGATGCCTTCCGTGAAATGGCCAGTGACATTGTTAGAGAACTCTACAGAGTGCTTGTCGTTCAACAGATGGTTAACTCAGCCAAGACATTCTTGGGAGGTTTCTTCGCTGATGGGGGTGCTTTCTCAGGTGGTTCGCAGATACAAGCCTACGCTGATGGGGGTGTAGTCGGCAGTCCAACATACTTTGGTATGAGTGGAGGTAAGACTGGTCTCATGGGTGAAGCTGGCCCAGAAGCTATCATGCCACTTTCTCGTGGAGCTAATGGTAAGCTGGGGGTTCAGGCAGAAGGTGTCGGAGGCGTCACCATAAACCAGAACATCAATATTTCCACTGGGGTACAACAGACAGTACGCAGTGAAATCAAATCAATGATGCCACAGATTGCTGAACAGTCTAAGGCTGCGGTACTAGACGCCAAGAGGCGCGGTGGTTCTTACGGGGGCAAATTCTAATGGCTATCACATACCCACTGTCGCTACC